CCGCACGCCGCCGGCGCCCGGGTGACCACTGCACCCCGGCCGCCGCGGGACCGGGTGCGCAAGCGGATCAACCAGGTGATCCGCGGCCTGTTCCCGGACCTGTGGGCGGTGGCGTCGGCCGAGGTCGAGGCGGACGACCGGGCGGAGTACGAGCTGCCCGCCGGTGCCCGGTGGATCATCGACGTGCAGTGGCAGACCGTGGGCCTGCCGGTGGAGTGGGAACGGGCCCGGTCCTGGCGGCTGAACGTGCGGGCAGATCCGGTCGACTTCCCGTCCGGGGTCGCGGCCACGGTCCCTGGGGTTCCGATCGGCGAGACCGTCCGGATCCTGTACGCGGCCGAGCCGGCGCAGCTGGTCAACCCGGGCGACGACTTCACCGTGACCGGGCTGCACGCCGGCGTCGCGGACCTGGTGGTGCTCGCGGCCGCGTCGCACCTGGTGCTCGGGCAGGAGCTGTCCCGCGGGCAGCTGGCCACCGTCGAGCAGTCGCAGCGGGTCGAGAAGGTCTCGACGGGGGCGTCGATGGCTGCGTCCCGGTTCCTGCGGCAGGAGTACGCGCTGCGGGTCGCCAGCGAGCGGCGGCGGCTGCTGACCACCTACCCGTCCCGGCCGCACTTCGAGGGGGTTTGAGATGTCCGATCTCACCGCCCGGCGCAGGTACGCCAACAGCTCGGCGGCGGCGCAGCTCACCGTGGGGATCAACGCGAGCGTGACGACGTTCGCGCTGTCGACCGGCACCGGATTCCCGGCCGTGCCGTTCACCGCGGCGATCGACTACCTGGGCGCCGCGGAGGAGGTCGTGCTCGTCACCGGCATGTCCGGGATCACGGTCACCTCCTGCGTCCGCGGCTACGACGGGGCCGCACCGCAGGCGCACGGCGTGGGCGCCGCGTTCGTGCACACCGCCATCGCGCTGGACTACGACCAGGCCAACCTGCACACCTCGGAGGCGTCCGGGCACGGCACCGTCGGTGAGATCGTCGGGACCACCGACGCGCAGACACTCACCAGCAAGGTGATCTCCTCCTCCCGGATGCAGGCCACCGCCGCCGACCAGGCGGTCAAGGCGCAGGCGTCCGGCTCCGGGGCGGCGTCGCTGATCGAGGGTTTCGACTCGACCGGTGCGGTGCTGCTGTTCAAGGTCGGCCGGACCGGTGACACCTTCATCAACCCGACCGACCCGGCGAAGAAACCGCTCGTCGTCAAGGGCGCCGCCGCACAGGCGGCGAATCTCCTCGAGGTGCAGAACAGCGCTGGGGACCAGCTGTTCGTGGTCGTGGCCAACGGCCGGGTCGCGCACAAGCCGTCCGACCTCACCCAGCCGGCGTACAAGTACGTGCCGCCGTCCTCGGCCGCCGCGACGTTCCTCGCGCTGCGAGCCGCCGACGACCTCTCCGACCAGTTCCTGCTGACCACCGCCGGGGAGATCACCTCCGCGGCGAAGCTGTGGCTGCGCGGGTTCTTCACCGACGACCCGCTCCGGTTCCCGCTGGACGGCAGCAAGTTCAAGGTCACCAAGGACGGCGACGTGGCCGCGAACAACCTGCCCGCGGTCCCGGCGGCGAAGGCCGGCAAGCGGATTTCCTGGGGTCAGGCGACAGCGAACACCGACGCCTCCGGGTACGCCACCATCACCCACGGCCTCGGGTTCACCCCGGCGCTGGTCCTGGCCACCTGGGTCGCCCAGTCCCTCGGGGGGATGAACGCGCAGATCGCCGGCACCGACTCCTACACGGCGACGCAGTTCCGGCTCCGGGCGATCAGCGCGCCCAGTGTCTCGTTCACCGTCGGCTACGCGGGCTTCGAGGCCTGATGCCCCGCATCCCGTTCCGGATCCCCGCCCGGCTTGGTGGGCTGTCCGCCGGCGCGTTCGCCGCCTCCGGGATCGCCTGGGACGTCGTCATCGGCGGCATCGGGTTCCTCGCCGGCTGGGACGACACCGACCCGCACATCCGGGAGACCGCGCCGTGGCGGAAGGAGCAGCAGGACGCCTCGGAGGAGGCCGGGGAGCAGTCCCTCGGCGGCTGGTGGTACCGCTCGCAGGCGTCGTTCCACGGCGGCGCCGGCCTGACGTACCTGGAGTCGCCCGGCCGGCCGCCGGCCGAGGGCCGGATCCGCTTCGACGCGTCTGTCAACGTCGACCCCTGGACTCCCGGGGTGCTGCGGCGGCTCCCCGACACCACCCTGCCGGTCGCGTCCGGCGCGTCCGGGCAGAAGATCGCCGCGGCGCGGATGGGCACCGTCGACTACATCCTGCACGCCGCCGGCGCAGCGTTGACCACGGTCAACATCTCCGCGGCGGGTGTGGTCACCACCACGGCCGTCACCTGGACCGGGGTCGGGACGATCCTCGCGCTGGCCACCGACGGCCGCCGGTACTTCGTCGCCGACAACGCCGGGATCTGGTCCGGGCCCGTCGACAACTCCTCCGCCGGCGTCAAGATCTGGAATCTGTCGTCCCCCGGGTCGGTGGTGCTGGCCTGGGTGAAGCAGCGGCTCATGGCCGCCGTCGACCTGAAGGTGTACGAACTGGTCGGGACCGGCCCGGCGCTGCCCACCGAGAAATACACCCACCCCACCACCGGATGGACCTGGACGGCGATCTCCGAGGACCCCGCCGCGGTCCTCGCCGCCGGCTACGCCGGCGGCACCTCCGGGATCCTCCGCTTCGAGCTCAACACCTCCGGGGTGGTGCCGACGCTCACCGCCGGCGCTGAGGTCGCGCAGATGCCCGCCGGTGAGGTCGTCCGGTCGATGCGGCTGCACGCCGGGTCGTTCCTGGGGATCGGCACGTCCAGGGGTCTGCGGGTCGGCACGTTCGACACCTTCTCCGGCCGGCTGAAGTACGGGCCGCTGTCGCTGACCCTCGACCATCCGGTGCTGGCCGTCACCGGCCGCGGGGACTTCCTGTACGCCGGCGGCACCCTCGCGGTCGACGACGACTCCGAGTCCGGGTTGCTCCGCGTCGACCTCGGCCGGCCCATCGACGACGCCGGTCACCTCGCCTGGGCCACGGACCTGATCTGCAACACCGCCGCGACCGGGGACGTGACCGGCGTCGACGTCACCGCCGGCGGCCGGCTGGTGTTCTGCGTCGACGGCCGCGGGGTGCTGCTGGAAGGTGTCGGGCCGGGCTCGTCCCGGCCGGCGTGGCTGCGCACCGCGCGGATCCGGTACTCCACCGTCGAGCCCAAGGTGTTCCGGTTCGGGCAGGTGTCCGGGTCCTTCGCCGCGCCGGGGCAGCTGGTGGTGACCGCGTCCGCGCCGGGCCTCGCCGACCAGACGGTGCTGACCTGGACCGGGGTGTCCGACCCGGAGCAGTTCGGGCTCGTCGACGGGCCCCGGCAGTGGATCCAGCTGCGTTTCGACCTGGCCGGCGCCGCCGTGGAGCTCACCTCCTACTCGGTGAAGGCGCTGCCCGCGGCGCAGCGGCAGCGGATCTTGCAGTACGTGCTGCTGTGCAACGACCGGGAATCCGACCGCCACGGGCAGGTCTTCAACTGGGCCGGGTTCGCGTGGGCGCGCCTGCAAGCGTTGGAAGAGCTGGAGAACCAGGGTGCGGAGGTGTCGGTGCAGGAGCTGCTACCAGGGATCGGGACGGTGACCCGCCGGTGCGTGCTGGACCGGGTGACCTACCGGCAGGCGTCCCGACCGACCAAGGCCGGCGGCCGCGGCGGCGTGATCCTGGTCCTCGCCCGGACCCTGTCGCGATGGGCTCCCTGTCGCTGGTCTTCGCCGTCCTCGGGGGGCTCCTCGGGCTGGTGGTCGCCGTCGCGGCGCTGGTGGCGTACTTCAAGGCCAGCTACGCGCGGGCGACGATCGAGACCCTCCGCGACAGCAACACCGCGCTGACCGCCCGGGTGACCGAGCTCGAAGCCAGCGAAGCGCGGCTGATCACCCGGTGCGACGCGCAGGATCAAGAGCTGCGGAACCTGCGCACGTACGTCTCCGGAACCGAAGCCGTCCACGCCCTGGAGTCGAAGGTGGACGCCTACCACGGTGAGCTACGCAACCACCGGCAGGAGCTACTGAGCCGGCTCGACCAGCTGGCGGGGAAGGGCACCCGATGACCGAGGCGGAACTGGCTGACCCGGAGCTGCAGCGTCAGCGTCAGCGTCTGGAGAAGGCCAAGGTGTGGCTGGCCGCGCTCGCCGCGCTGTTCTCCGCGCTCGCGCTGGCTGTGTCCGTCACCGTCGCCGCCGGCAACCGCGCCAACGGGCAGGTGATCCGTGACTGCGTGGAGCCGTCCGGCCAGTGCTACCAGCGCAACGCCGCACGCACCGAGCAGACCCTCACCCGGCTGGCGGACCTGATGATCGCCGTGGAGCTGTGCGGGCAGCGGGCCTCCACCGACGCCGCCGCCCGCGCGTGCGTGCGCCAGGCGCTGCAACAGCCTCGCTGACCCGGCAGCTGCGCTACTGTCCCGGTACTGCACGACCAGCAGCGAGGGAGCGAGCGGCGATGGACTTCCGGATCATCCCCCGCGACGAGTGGGGCGCCCGCTACCTGCCGGTGTGGGGTCCCGCGCCGCAGCCGGCGGAGGAGCTGTACCTGCACCACTCGGCGACCATCGCGCCGGACCTGGTCCCGCCGTTCACCGACGACAACGCGGCGATCCGGACGCTGGAGCGGATCGGGCAGCAGCGCTTCGGCGGCGGGATCTCCTACACCTTCGCGATCACGCCCGTCGGGCGGATCTACGAGGGCCACCCGCTCGGGCTGCTCGGCTCGCACACCTACCAGCGCAACGGCATCGCCCGGGGGATCGTCTTCGTCGGCAACTTCGACCGGACCCGACCCACCGAGGCGATGCTCGACGCGGCCGCGTGGCTGATCCGCCACGGCCACGCCCGGGGCTGGTGGACCTGCCGGACGCTGACCGGTGGCCACCGCGACGTCCGCTCCACCGACTGCCCCGGGGACGCCGCGTACGCGCTGATCCCCGAGATCAACCGCCGGGCCCTGGGCGGGCCCGTCCCTACCCCCGAGGAGCCCGACGACATGGCCGCAGACCCGCAGATCCTGCAGGCGCTGGACCGGCTCGGTGACCGCGTCGAGGCCGCGGTCGACTCGCTGTACCGCAACGGCTTCTCCGCGCAGGGCGCGGACGGCAAGCTCGACCCCACCCACGAGGCGGTCTCGGTCCGGGGCGTCAACGTCGAGCTCGACAAGATCACGGCCGAGATCCGGCGGACCAACGAGCTGCTCGCCGCGCGGGTGTCGCCGGTCCCTCCGACGGGCGGCTGATCCCCGGGTTCGACGTCTCCGGCTGGTCCGGGGACGTCGACTTCACAGCCGCCCGCGCCGCGGGGATGGAGTTCTGCTACGCCCGGGTCGGGCGTGGTGTTCCGCAGGCCGGCTCGACCGATGCGGACGGCCGGGACGTCCGCTGGACGGCGTACGCCCGCGCGGCCGCGCTGCAGGGGCTGCTGGTCGGCGGCTACTGGCGGTTCTTCCCGGCGCAGGACCTCGGGTGGCAGGTCGGGATGTTCAGCGCCGGTATGGCCCTCGCTGTCGGTGGCCCGCTGCCGCTCCCGCCGATGGTCGACGTGGAAGACGCCGACGGGCTGGCGCCGGGCATGTTGACCGACTGGACCATCGAGTGCCTGGAGCGGGTGCAGGGGCTGACCGGGGTCCGGCCGGTGCTCTACACGAGCCGGTGGTTCCTGGCCAACCAGCTCCAGGAGGACCGGCTCGTCGGGCCGGGGCCGCCGTGGCCGCCGTGGCCGCTCGCGCTGGCCGCGTGGACCCCGGACCCGGCCTGGCCCGACCCCCGGGCGGTGTTCTGGCAGTACGCCGGCAACGTCACGGTGCCGTGGGCGTCCGGCCGGGTGGACCTGCAGCGCCACCGCGGGGCCCTGACCTGAGGAGGAGCACCATGTTCAGCAAGGCATTCTGGAAGTCGGCCGCCGAGCGGGCGGTCAAGACCGCGGCGCAGACCTACATCGCGGTGGCCAGCGTCGGCGGCGTCTTCGACCTCGCATCGATCTCCTGGACGGCGATCGGCGCCGCGGCGGCCTCCGCGACGGTGCTGTCGGTGTTGTCGTCTATCGTGTCGCTCGGCGCCGGCCCGGAGGGGTCGCCGTCCCTGGTCGTCGACAAGGCAGCTGCGGTCGACCCGTACGAGCCGCGCCGCTACAGCTGATCTACCGACCACCCGGTCGCCCCCGCTCCTGGCCTTCGGGCTGGGAGCGGGGGCGCTCTTCGTCGTGTCAGGCCGGCTCGTCGGTCACGTCGACGACCTGGCCGTTGCGGGTGGTCACGGACCGCCGGACGCCGCACCGGCTGCACGTCCCGGTGGTGACCTGCTGCTCATGCGTGGGCCGCGCGCAGAAATAGGCGGTGTTCCGGTCCTGCCAGTCGTGGCCCCGGGCGTCAGCCGGGCACACCCGCCGGTCCGGCTCCCCGTCCTGCCCGGCGGCGGTCACGGCGCGACCTTCCCGGCAAGCCAGCCCGAGATCCGGACCAGCAGCGGGTCGCGGGGGATCACCCGCAGGACACACTCCCCGGCCGCGTGGACGCCCTCGCAGTCCGGGCAGAACGCCGGCTCCAGGACGTCCAGCCCCTCGTGCGCGGGGCATCGGGTATCGCACCGCTGCGCGGGCCCGTGGGAGTGGAAGGTGCGGCTGACGCCGTCCTGACGCCGGCGCCTGTGCTGGCCGGGGACCTTCCGGTGCTCCGGCGCAGGTCGGAGGGTGGTGCCCCCAACGGGATTCGAACCCGTGCTACCGCCTTGAAAGCGCGGCGACTTCAACCAGTGTCCACGCAGTAGCGCGGCAGTCAGGCGTCCCATGGCACGACAGTAGCACCGCACTAGCCCGCAGTGGAAGGCACTGCGGTGACGCCGTCCTGACGCCGCTCCAGCACCTCGATCGGCCGGGCGAACGCGTCCGGGGCCAGGTGCGCGTACCGCATCGTGGTCACGATCGACTGGTGACCGAGCAGCGCCTGCACCACGTCCAGGCCGACGCCGGCCTGCACCAGCCAGGAGGCGTAGGTGTGCCGCAGGTCGTGCACCCGCACCCGCCGGCACCGGCACGTCTCGTGGGTGAAGCCCTGGCCCTCGCGGGTGCAGCCGAACACCGCGGCGACCGCCGGGGCGAACGCCGACCGCGGCCAGGACGACCGGGACAGCGCCCGGCCCTTCCCGGCCGGCAGCACGTCCGGGCGGAACACCAGCTCCCCGAGCTCGTCCCGGCGCGGACGGTGCCGCTCCAGATGCCGGGCCAGGTCCTCGACCAGCCACAACGGAAGCGGCACCGTCCGCTGCCGCTTCCCCTTCGGGTACGGCTTGCGGGAGTACACGCCGTCTACCTCGATCAGCGTGCCGGTCACGGTGAGCTGCCGGCGCAGCATGTCCAGCTGCCGCAGCTCCAGCCCGGCGAACTCGCCCCACCGCAGCCCGGTGTTGACCAGCGTCCGCACGACCAGCTGGTCGAAGCCGGCCGCGTCCGGCCGGCGGTCCATCGCGGCGACGACGGCGTCGACCTCGTCGCGGGTGAGGTAGACCTCCCGGCCGCCGGGGGTGGTCGGCAGCCGGGTGCCACGGCAGGGGTTGTCGAGGATGAGCTTGTCGGCCAGCGCGGCGTCCAGGCAGGCGGAGAGCAGGTTGAAGCACGAGCGCACCGACCAGGGGCCCAGCGTCAGCGTCAGCCGCTTCACCCACGCCTGTACCCCGGAGTGGGTGATCCCGTTGATCGGGTGGCCCTGCCACGCGGGGAGGACGTGCCGGTCCATCCGGCCGCGGTCGGTGGCCTGGGTGGTCGCCTCGACGACCCGGGCCGCGAACCACCGCTGCGCGTACGGGCCGAACGGCTGCCGCGCCGAACGGGGGTCGACGTGCCGGCCACCGCGGACCTCCGCCTCCCGCTCGGCGCCCCACGCCTCGGCCTCCCGCTTGGTGGGGAACCGGCGGCCGTGCCGGGCCCCGGCGGCGTCGCGGTACTCGCACCGCCACGGCCTCGCCAGCCCCGCCCTGGCCGGGTTCCTACTCCCGTCTGCCCGCTTCCGCAGGTCCCGGACGTACATCGGCGTCTCCCTCCCGCAGTTCGGCGACGACCCGCTCGACGGTCGCCGCGGTGAGTCCTGCCTGCACGGTGATCCTCAGGTGCCTCCCGTTGCGCACGGACGCCGCGAGCACCCCCGCCGGCAACCATCCCTCCACGATGTCCACCCGCCCGCTCCTTCCCCCCAGGGTGTCGGAACCAGGAGACGGCACGGTACGCGCAGTGCAGGTCCATTGTGTAGCCAATGACGCATTGTCCGGGATAGCCCCGTACCTCCCGGTCGTTATCTCCGGGGGAGGTGCACGGCTACTGGCCCATATCCCCGAGGACCCGGCGGACCTCATCCAGTACCTCGTCAGTGGACGAACCACCCCGGACCATGATGATGCGGACCTCCGGGCTGTTGGCCTCCGCGGCGCTGTCGAGGTGGACGTCGGCCGGGTCCAGGCCGGCGGCGCGGACCGCGTCCAGCGGGTCCAGCCGGACCACGGCCGCCATCCGGGCGACGGTGTTCGCGGTGGTCGTGTAGGGCCGCGCGCCGACCCCGGCGATGTGCTGCACACCGGTCTCGACATTCCGCCACAAACCCTCGCTGAGGCCGGCGCGCTTGGCGGCCTCCTTCCGGCTCAGGCCGAGCCGATTCCGCGCACGCCGTAGACGTTGCGGCCACGCCTCGACGCTCTCCTCTTCGCCCACGATCCCGTCCTCCAGACCCCAACTCACTGGCCCGTCACTATCGCGCAGTAGCTACGCAGTGCGCTAGCGGCTACGCCGGTCCTTACCCCCTGATGCACAGCCGACTAGACGTACTGCAGGTGCAGTTGGTTGACACTGCACCGCTACTGGCCCTAGCGTCCCTGGCATGACCTCCCCGGCACCGAAGACCCGGCAGCAGCGGCCGGACGGCGAGGACCTGCTCCTGCCGAAGGAGGCCGCCGCGTTCCTGCGGGTACCGCTGGCGACGCTGAACGGCTGGCGTCACCGCAGGCGCGTCGACGGCACCCTGCCCGGCCCGCAGTTCATCCGCCTCGAAGGGGACCGGGTCCGGTACCGCCGGGCTGACCTGTGGGACTACGTCGCCGAGCGGACCGGCGCGCGCCGTGCCACCCGTGGCTGAGGTCGAGCTGGCTGCCGCCGTCCCAACCCCCCGACCGGCGGCGGTCTCAACGTCGGGCGCGGCGCAGTGGGGCCTCCAGCACCTGCGCCGCGCCCGGCCACCACGGTTCACGGACCTCGTCGCGGTCGCGTGCGTGGTGGCGGCCGTGTCGGCGGCGTGGACGGTGCTCGCCGCTCTGGCCTGGACCGCCGAGCAGCTGCAGCTCTTCGCGCCGTCCAGCGTCGCCGCCGCCGCTCCGCTGTGGCTGGCCATCGCCGCGGCGCCGGTCGCCGGCGTCGTGCAGCTGGCCCGCCGGGTCGCGTTCTACCGGATGGAGCGCTGGCGTGAGCGCATCCGCTGGTCCGAGGCGGCGCCCGGGTTCCACGCCGCGCTGCTCGCGAAGCGGGCGGAGCCCACCAGAACACCGAAGCCCGCGCTCCAGCTGCGCGGCCGGTAGCCCATCCAACCCATCGAACGGAGCACAGTCGTGTCCGATCGTCTCTCCCGCCCGCCGGTGGTCCTGAAGGCCGCGCAGCCGGACGGCACCCTCAACGGCCTGGGCCGGGCCGCGAAGCACTTCCTCGGCCCCGACTACCAGAACACCCGGTACATCGTGGCGGAGGTGGGTCGGCAGGAGCTGGTCCACAAGGACGCCACCGGCACCGACGTCGCCGTGCTGGAGATCCGGAAGGTGGCGATGCCGGATGATCAGGCGGGCCTGGCGCAGGCGCTGCAGGTCGCGCTCGACGCCGACTTCGAGGGCACCGCGCCGGCGTTCCCGATCACCGACTACGAGCGCTGGCAGTCCGCGCTGGACGCGTGGGCGGAGCGCAACGACTACGGCCCGGCCGATGTGCGGCAGCAGTGGGAGAAGCACTTCGGCCCGGAGGTCCCCGGCCCGACCGGCGCGTCGGCGCAGACCCTGGCGGAGTTCGTCCTCGAGGTCGCCGGCCCGCTCGACGAGCCGGACGGCGAGGACCCGGCCGCGGACGAGCCGCAGCCGTGAGACGCCGCGTCTTCAGCGTGCTCCGCGGGCTGGTCGGCGCCAAGCCGCTCCGAGGCCGGATGACTTTCGGCCCGGACCTGCTCATCGACGACATCCGCTTCGCCGAGTGTCTGCACCGGGTGCCTCCCGGTGAGCGTCTCGAGCCGCAGCCTCGGGAGAAGCCGTGACCGGCCCCGAGCACTACCAGCGCGCCGAGCAGCTCGAAGCGCTCGCCGCGCAGTTGGCCAACCAGCGCGCCGTTGGCCACCCGGTAGGGGACCCGGTGCTCGCAGCGGCCCGCGCGCAGGTGCACGCCACCCTCGCCCTCGCCGCTGCTAGCGCCGGTGTACGGCGTGAGTGGCAGGACGTCCTCTACCCCGACCGGGACAGCACGCCCCGAGTCAGAAACCTCGGTGGGAGCACGTCGTGAGCGATGCCTCCGAAGCCCCGGCCGCCGGCGACGCCCATCAGGAAACCGACGCCGTACCGGCCGAAGCCGCCGACCCAACCACGCCCACCCGCGCCGCCATCACCCCGACCGTAGAGAGGCCCGCATGACCCGGCTTTGTTTCCTGGACACCGAGACCGTGACGCTGGAGCCCGGCCCGGACGTGATGTGGGAGATCGGCGTGATCACCCGCGACGGCGACCGGTCGACGGACCGGGAGTGGACCTACCAGCTGCGGCCGGCCATGGCCAAGGCCGACCCGGAGTCGCTGGAGATCAGCCGGTTCGAGGAGCGGTACCTGCTGCGGGAGAAGCGGGCGCAGGCGCTGGCGTGGTCGGAGTTGCAGGGCGATGAGCCGGCGAAGCTGACGTTCTCGGGGTTGGCGCTGGCGCTGCACACCCTGCTCGACGGCCGGTCGGTGTTCGGGATCTGCCCGTCGTTCGACACGCTGCGGATCTCGCTGTTCCTGCGCAAGCAGTTCGCCCGCGTGCCGGGCTACCGGGACCCGTTCCACTACCAGCCGCACGACGTCGAGGACGAGGTCGCCGGCTACCTGCGGGCGCTCGCGAACGACCTGCGCCAGCCGCCCGTCAACCCGGACGCGTTCGACATCCCCCGGCCGACCGAGCTGCTCGCCGAGGCGATGGGCGTGGCGCTGAAGCCGGAGGACAAGCACACCGCGATGGGCGACGCCCGGTTCGCCCGGGACCTGCACGACGCGGTGAACGGCGGCTCGACATGAGCGAGGACCCGGAGCTGGCCAGCGAGCCGGCAGATGAGCCGCAGGACGTCCTCCCGTGCTGGGCTGTGCTGGAGCTGATGGGTCGCCGCCGGCTCGCCGGCTGGCTGTCCGAGCAGCAGGTCGCCGGTGCGTCGTTCCTGCGCATCGACGTCCCCGGCACCAGCGCGGACCACCCGGGGGCGTCGCAGCTGTACGCGCCGGCGGCGGTGTACGCGATCACACCGACTACGGAGGAGACGGCGCGGCGGATCGCGGCGT